ACCACCGCCACCGCCACCGCCACCGCCACCACCGCCACCACCGCCACCACCGCCACCTCCTGGGTCATCACATATTCCAGGAGTAGGTTGACAACAGCAATGGTCAGGTCCGGGTATATCTCCGCCTGGAATTTTCTTTTTTCGGTCAACTCGAGGCTCAGGATCGCGAGTTAATACTTTCCCTAGCTCGATGATGTTTCGATTAGGTTCAATTACTACGACCCTATTTTTCCCAACAACTTCTTCTGGTTCATCTAAAAACTTAATATACCTCTGGCCATCTATCTCTTGTATAATACAAGAATTCTTAGGGGCAAGGTATTTCTGTCTAGGCTTCAATCTTATAATCGGTGGAGTTGCATCTGGAGATAACGGAGCTGTAAATATAATCTCTCTCAGTCTATCGTAGAATGGTACAATCTTCGGTATTTCCTTTTCAAACTCATCTCTTATCTCTTCGAGAAATTCAAGATCATCAATACCTAAGTTCTTAACTTCAATATCAAATAAGTTTGTATTCTTCTCTGGTAAGTTAAATTTAAATACCCTATCAATAGTATCTGTATAAACTCTCTGACCTATAGGTAATGCCCAAACACTATCTTTATTAACTCCGTGATAGTTTATATGACTCTTAATTTCAAAGTAATCTATAGGTCTGTCATACATTTTAAAACCCTTCATCTTAACGTCTCTAAGGAAGTATTTACCTCTTTGTAGTAATCTATTAGCTAACGTTAGATTATAAGGTGTACTCAAAGCTCCAAGGAATAAACCAGTACCTAGAGGATTATCTAAAGCAAACTTACCGGGAGAGAAGTTTACTCTTTGATATTTGTATCCGTTAACATATAGCTCCATATAACCGAGCTTCATACTAACATTAATTGCAAAGTGATTATAACCATTAACTAATTGCGAAATATCATAATCAATGGTAATATTTTTCTTCTTGTATGCTCCTGTTTTAGTAAAGATTGGTTTAGTCTTTAGCTTAACTTTAAATCTATTCTTTGATGCACCAGTCTTCTTTAAGAAATAGTAACCAGTAACAGACTTAGTTAGATTGAGATTGTTTAATAATCTACCTAAGCTCTTTGTAGTAATTAAATTAAAGTCAAAGTCTAACTTATGTAGTAATGTTCTATCAGATAAGTTTTCTATTATGAGAATATATCTCTTATAGTCTTTGCCTTCAAAATCATATATTAAGTCTATATATTTTTTAGAAGTAGGATCTAAGAAACTTAGTTCTTGAGTCGAAATTAACTCTCTAGTATTTTTTAATTTAGCTATTCTATTAGTATCGTATAATAGTATTACTTTATCTTCATCATCAACAATTACATTAGTAACTGTTGAATTGACGGTACCACCAGTCAATTCGATTGTGTTTGTAGTTGTTCTGTTCTTATAAACAATGTTCCATGGATTTTCTTGCTGTTCAGGATCTTTTTGTTTTATAACAAACTTATTACCTAAGCTATCTAGACCTAATTCATTACCTGTATCAACTTGACTATCTGCTTCAAAGTAAGAAGCACCACCTTGTTCACTTACATGTATCTTAGCTTTTTTGCCATATGTTGCTGAACTAACAGAACGCTGGAACGTAGTTGCGTTTGTATTAATATCATACGAGAAGTAATTTGTTTTAGTACCGTAAGGATTAAATGCTAAGAATATCTTATCTTCTGTAACTTCAATATCATCTATTACTAGGTTTTCTACACCTGATAACTCTGTTAATTTACTTACCAAGTTAGGATTACTGTTATAGATATAAACTATATTGTTTTCTCCTAAAATATAGAACTCACTAAAGATATCTTTTCTAGCGACTCCTTTTATATTAACTGGCTGACCTTCTTCTAGAATTTCAATCTCGTCATAAATTTCTAGATCATTATTCATTAGCAGTAATTTATTACCACTTGGTAAATACATATTAGGTGTTACTAATTCTGTATTGAATATACCGAAGCCCTCTTCAAAGAAGTTACCAAGTATCTTATAACCTATAGGGAGGCTATAGTCCTTAGCATCCATCCAGAAACTAAAACTAAAATCTCCTTTTTTGCTAGTTACAAATTTACCAAAACGGTCTCCATTAAACTCAATCTCAGTATCATTCTTAACTTGATTTATAGACTCTACTGCTCCTTTATTATTCAATACTTCAATATCAGAAGATAATAAATATCTCTCCATAGAGATTAAATGCTGAGCATAGTCTCTCTCACCTACATGATAATACGCATAATCATTATTAGGTTCGAAGCAAAGCTTTGAGCTTACATCAAATACATAAGTAGAATTAAGACCAGTAGCAGTAACAGTATTATAAAAAGATGTACCAGCTACTGCTTGATCAAAATCTATAAAGTCTGGATTATAATATCTATCTATCCATAATTTATCTCCATCTTCATTTCCAGATAACCATGAGCATAAGTACGTAGCATTTGTATCATCGCTATATGAGTTATCCTTTATATCCATTCTTCTCTTGAATACTTTATCTGCAAGTAACGGATTATTTCCTGGTGTAGCTCCAATATAATCAATTTTAGAATCATTTATATTAAGCTTAGTATAAGGAGACAAACTAGATGGTGTTGTAAAGTAAGTCATCTTCGACGGAGCAAAATGAACATCTTTTGTTCCTATGTTATAACTTAAGTAAAGTTTATCAAAACCAGTATCAGTATTAACACCAGGGAATATTTTTTCATATTGTCTATTGATGTTCTCTGGCTGTGAGTTAAAATGGTTACTTGGAACGTTGTATTCCTCAAGTGTGGCTTGATTCTTAAGTGGTATAATTCCACCTTCTAAAGTTTCATCTATTGTATTGATATTATAATTATTACTATATAATAAGAAATTAGAACTTACGGAATCAATCGTTGTATCTAGATTTAAATTAATATCGTCTTTATTAAAACTAGAAAGATAAAAACTAAATGAGTTATTGACTGCCTTCTTGAGAGCTGTTAGAGTATTTCTATTTACTTCAAAAACAGAAGATAAAGTATTACCAGCGCTGCTACAAGCAGTTAATTGAAAACTATTAGATAATATTAATTGATACTTTGAATCATTTGTATTTAAATTAACAAAAGGGAATAATTTTAATTTATTATCCTTTACATTAAATCTAAATAAATGAGAACTAAGAGAAGGAACATCCCCGGATAGAAAAACTGAATTGCTTGAACAATATGCATAGTATGTACTGTCCTGATATTCTTTAGTAATATACAAATACTCGTTTGTACTTAAATTAAGAGTAAAGAAGTATTGGGAACTTAGAGTATTAAAATTGGTATCATAGTCTAATGCTGTTGCTGTATTTGAAGGATCATCAGCTTTTAAATAATTACCATTGTACTGTATGTAAGTAGTAAATTTACTATCTGCATCAAAGGTATAAGGAACGTCTAATTCAATAACAGAGCTTAGAGACTTTAAGTCAGATAAAAAATATGAAGTACCGTAGCTAGATTTTCTATCTCGTATGCCTTCAGTTAAGTTATATGATTGTAGTCTTAAACCAAAATCAAAGTTCTCCGCAAAACCTTTATATTTAATTTTATTGTCAACATTATGTTGTAATTTTAAAGGTTTTACTATCTCGTTATTTAAGACATGTATTTTCATATTTATGATACAGAAATATATTTTTTATACAGTAATCGCTATATCTCCAGATTTTATAGACTCTTTCCCCAGATTATGACTTAATGTAATTTTATCTCCTGCTATAACTCTTATCGCTTGCATTATAACTAGACCTTTTGCAGCGGGTGCTCTTGCGCCGGTGTGTTCTACTTCGCGAGAGGATATAATACTACCATTCTTGAGTACGTTGACGGCTCGACCGTAATCTGTGTTTTTGTATGTTAGATTAAGTACTAATAATATCTGATATGATCCGTTAGCTATATAAGAGAAACTCTCACTCGCAGTCCCGATATTAACAGTACCGTTAGCTGATCCAGAAGTAGCCAAGTCTGTACCAGAGAAGTGTAATTTAGTAAAGTAAATAGTTCCGCTTGCACCACCTCCGCCACCAGCATTCACCCCTACTGAGGCAGTAGTACTAACAGATAGTTCTACATTAGATAATTCATTTATGGAAGCTCTGAAGGCAGCGAGGCCATCTAATGCAGCATTGACTTGACCTTGGAGAGATGCTATATCATCATTAACGCCACTGATACCTGATAGAATAGTTGTATTCGTATCTACATTTGCACTAAGAGCAGATATATCAGCAGTCTGCAAAAAGTCTCCTCCTGATATCTTATCATAGAAGGTTATATTGTCGGTACCGATAATAAAGTCTTTAAAATCAATAAGCTTTGTGCCATCAGTGGTTTCAAGTAAAATATTGTCACCGATTTTTATCTCTTTAGCTATATCTAAATCTTCTATATTAATAATTTCGTCTTCCAAAGCCATATAATTATTTATCCTTTTAATAGTTTATATAAGCAGTAAGTGTACTGCATTCGCAAAGTTCTGCCTCGCATCCAGATAGATCAAATAAATCAACAAAAAAGTAGTTAGCTGACACTGTTTGAGTCTCACCAGAAAAGTAATTATGAAAATATGCTGATTCATTTGCTGATATATAAGATCCAAATGAATCTATCAGAGGTATGTTAAAACTCTTAACTTGAACCTCTTCATTTGCATGCCATACAATTTGTCCTGAAGTATGGAAAAATGTTGTATTTGGTATTGCTGGTGAAAATATCTGCGAGGTATTATCTCCATAATCTACAAGTTCAGTTGTTACTGTAGGTACTCTTGTTGTAAATTTAACAGTAACTCTTTGAGTACTATCACCTGACCTAATAGCTAGTCCTTTTAAGTTAGATCTACCAGCATTCGTTATAACAGTGTCAGCGTGTAAGCTGATAAGGGATGTTAGGGCTGATACTGCTGTTCCACTGGTACCATAAAATCTCGTTCTTGATTTACTGATTTCATCGAAGTCAATTAAATTAACACCTGTAATATTAGGATCATCAGCATTAAATGTCAGTACTAAATTATTACTATTTGAATCAGTAGAAAGGAATTCACTTTTTATAAGATTAACATCTGTATAATCCTCTAGATTAGTTGTTGTAATATTAAAATTTAAAACATGGGTATCAATAAACCCATCATCTCTATGTAAGAAAAAACTTATTTCCTTACTACACTCATTTTGTACTTCACTCTCAAATATGTTATTGAACGTAGTAGCAGAGAGACTAGATACATTAGCAGTTAATGTTCGGGTGAATACTTGCTCAGAGCGATTAGGAAACTCAGCAATAACTTTATTAATTGTAGAATGCTGTTGATCTATCCCACTCAAGCTAAAAATAACGTTATTTGTACCAGTTAGAGATATTGTATCCGAAGAAACAGTACCAGCTGTTGTAGCGGTTTGGCTGGTTGTTAATGTATAATTATATTCTTTCATTTTAACATGAGTTATTACAGCATGTAGTGTCAATTTGAGTTACATTACAAGTAACATTTGAACAACACGCTGTATCATATTGATTATTATCTTGATTTGTGGTTGTTGGTATTGAGGTTGTTACACAAACAGTTTCCCCTCTACAACATGTATAATTAAGATCTCCTTGATATACGCAAGATCTTGTACTACTTGCGCAACATGACGTATTATATTGACTATTCGCCTGGCTCAAATCACCTTGTGTTATAACACCTGGGTATCTTGATTTTCTAGATTTAACTCCATCTATTTTGAATTTATTAAGTTCGAAATTTGAAACTTGTCTTCCAGTATTAAACACTAACCCAGCTTTTAAATGACTAGGTATAGTAGTATAAAAATCTTTAAGGTCTAATGAATATAAAGTAGTAAATGAATTATTTTCACTTGTTCTTCCCATGACCTTAACAACAGTAGCTTTACGAAGCAGTTCAACTCTGAAATACTTATAACTAGCTGCACCTTCTGTTGCGACTCGTTCGTGTATGGGTATGGATGTTATAGCTGAGGACCTACCTAGTACCTTATAATCATTATCTTCTCCTCCTCTTATACCTATAGTGCTAGCGCTCTGAGTGTATGTTGTATCATCATAACTCCCAGGCATACCATCATCGCTAGTACAAAAGTCTCCAGCGATATCAAAACTAACAGCTAAGAAGCCGCTTGCCTTTATACCATCCATGTTATAAACCCCTATACCGTTAAACTCTACTCTATTTGCAGAAGCTGGTACATAACCTAGAGTTTTGCCTATACCATTGAGTTCTAATTCGCTGAGATTAGGATCTTCTATAACTGAAATTGAACCTATACCAACTTGATCTTCCCACCCAACCCCTTTTGATTCTTGAGTATCTATATAAATTGGAAATTCTTCTGTACGTGGTTCATAGAAGAATACACAGAAACCTTCTCCTTCGACGGAAACATCTCCATATAAAGCTACTGTTCTTTTTCCAGATAATGCATTATTTGACTGAGCTTGAGTTTCAAGGTATGGTTGATTATTTAATGAATAACTCTTACATGTAAAGTCTACTGTTATGCAATTTTCTGTTGTAAAGCCATCAACTTCTGTTCTCATAGCAATAAAACCACCTGCATATGTGATTGGTGCAATTGAGTTACCAGATAAATCTGATACGGCAGAAGCAAATACAGTTGCTCCGAATTTTAAATCATTACCATAATGAAAAGGCTTGAACTGATAGTCTGGTGGAAAATAATTAGCCAGAACTTCAGCTGATGTTGCTCTAAAGAAGGTATCTACGTTAGACGTTTTATTTCCTTTAATAATATAATCTGGATGAATATAACCATCTTCGAAAGTATATTTAAAATCGTGATTTTTAGACTCCGGAATGAAAGCATGAGAATCAACTAGATGCATTGATTCATTTGTGTATTGAAAAAGATATGAAAAAATTGCAAAATCACTATCAGAGTATTTACCAGTAAATGAAATATTATACAAATTGTTAGTATTATTAAAAGATATTTGAGGTTTAGATATTTCAGTTACATTAATATTAGCACTTACGTCTGGTACTGTAGTTAATAGATAACCAGGTTTATTAAATGCTGATAATTGACCTGACCCAGAAGGAAATAGAGTCTGTTTTTTATTTGTATCTCTATTAATTTTCTGTATTATAGGATGTACTGATACTAAATCACCCCTACACGGTGTCCCTTGAGCAGACATAGAACTAACCGTACAGAGAAGGAAGTCATCTGTATCTTCAATAAACCAGTAATCTGATTGTTTAGGTTCAAACATTTAAATTATTTACTTTCTAATTATAAAAATCGATATCATATCTATCTAAGAGTGATACTGAAGGTCTTGCTACTGTAAATTTATCTCCATCGTAATTGTATTTCTCTGTAAATGTATTAGCAGATGTCTGAATATAAATAGTACTACCGATAACATCTAGATTAGTAATTTCATTAGCAGATATCGCGTTTTGTGCTGATGTAGGTAACTTCAAAAATACTCCACTTAATTTTTCATACAATGTATATATTTTCTGAGAATTTATATCTCGTACAAACGCGCTACCTGGTGTAGTATATGTTTCATCATATACCGGGGTAACTGATGTAGTTGGATTATTGAGAGATGTTAATTCATATGTTGTAGTAAAACCATTAGAGATTGCTAATGTATTAAAAGGTACTTGCGTCTTAACAAAGAAGCCCTGTACAAAATCTGAGCTCTTACATGGATGGTTGACAAACGGGCCTGCATCAACATAGTGATCACCAGATAAACCACTTAACATAGCAGTATCAATTTCATCACAAGTAAATCCAGTTAATGGAGCAGAAAAGTTATTCGTACCTGTACATGTCGATACATCATTGAATAACGATGTATCAAAGACTGCTGTTAAGCTATCGTATGTAGATGGATCAGCTGCACTAATCGCGCTCAATACTCCGTTAAAATATAAACCATCATAAAATGCGCATGAAGTCAGAGTACCAACAGTAGTAGCTGTTGTACTTATTATAAAACTAGAATCCCCGTATCTCTTAGGACTAGTAGACTTAAATAGAATAAACTCGTTACCAAAAATATCATTTTTAATCTGAGTAGCTGTATTATTTTTAATCAACAGGTCATTAAACCTTTCAGCTTCTGGGAATCTATTTAAGTTTTCCCTCTTATATACATCCGAGTTCTTCCAATCAATTTGATTTGAGCCATTCCAAAAGCTAATCTCATCTGTTACTTTGTTTATTCCAATTGGAGAATAGTCTAAGGAATTTTCTCTAGATTGATAACCTGTACTCTTTAAAACTTTCTTATCAATAACATTAATGCTATTATTTTCGTTATTTTTTATCCAGTCTGTTTCAGCATTAAAGTTTATAGGAGCTTTCAGCTTAGAATTTGTTGCGCCCTTTCCAGGTTGTATTCTATAGGGATCTGGAATTATAAATTCCCCATCCAAAGCTGATAGATTTACATTAAAGCTTAGGTTCTTTGATAATGCTGTTGCAAGTCCCGCATTACCGAAACTTAATTGATATGGTATTTTTTTCTTTTTAATTAATGAACCATAACTATCAACAGCAATCGGGTTATAAAATTTATAAAGATATGAGTTAGTATTTTCTGCTTCAAATATTTTGTTGAGAGTATATTCAGTACTATCACCTGATAACTGATATACATCTGTACCTAAATATTTCTCTTTTAATTTATCAGTAATATTTGATATTAAATTATCAAATGTTTTATTTTCATTTGCAAAATATCTAACAGGTAGTCTTGACCAATCATCATATACTACATTTACACTTACTTTCGATTTAAAAGATGTTTTTAAATATTTCTTTTGGCCTTTATTAGATATCTTGAGTACTTGTAATGTTTCTTTAGATTTGTTTCTTATTGATTGTTTAAAGTCTGTTCTATTCAGAGATTCAATAAGATCTCCAGACTCATCCCCTATAGTATTATTAGATGCATATTGAATTAAATTTATTTTTATTTTATTACTTATTTCTGTAGTATTAAAAGAAGTCACACCTGCAAGAGTTTTAAATTTTTCTTGCTTAAGTAATCTCATTAAATGAGCTTTTAGATATTTTGTTACACCTTCTGGAGAAGCTTTTAGATTATTTTTTGTAGGGGTGAATTTTATTTCATCTCTATATTCAATTGTTCTATTAATCTCATTATTTAAGTTTATAGTAAAATAATGAACTGCAAGATCTAACTCATAAGGGTCGTCATAATCTATTTGATCAAGATATAATTTAATGTCTGAGTTAGTATTAGTAATCTCTATATTTTTTAAGAACTCTTTGTATATATTTGAACGGTAATTAGAGTCATCAGTAGTCTTTGTAGTTTTGTACTCTTTCCATTCAATCAGATAGTTATTGTACAACGCTGATAATTTATCAATATTAACAATATCTCTATTATATTGTTTGTATTCTTTTAAAGTGTATGGTTTTAATGTATCTAGGTTCATTAAAGCTGTAATCCTTCTCTAATTTGTTTATCAATATTTCTATATGCTATACCGTATGTATTTTTCCAAGATGATAAAGTTGATACAGATGTACGTAAAGTACTATTTGCATTATCGTAATCTGTAACATTGTTCTTTCTAGTATTAGAGTAATTGCTTATATAAGGGTAAAAATCATATATAATAGAAAGATCAGTACCTGTTACTGAAGTATCAAGAGGCCAGCCCCAGTTTGCTGATAAATTAAAATTACTTAGTGGGTATTGACTTGTAGTACCAGAATCTATAGTAGTGGTAGGTACATTCATTGGTTCAATTAAAATATACTCATTATTAAACTTCTGTCTCGCTACAAAATTAGTTCCAGCTGTAACTGTATAAGTCGTAGAGTCAATTGGATTGTTTAAATCTACATTTACAGCATATGCAGAGTTACTAGAAAAGAACGAATCAAAACTTGCATCGAACTTTTCGTCCTCACCAGTAAATCGTTTTAATCTAATTGATAGTAAATCAAATAACCGCTGAAGATCAGGAGGAGCTGTAGTTGTTATAAAGTTTGCTTCTTCATTAATTAAGCTGTAAAACTTATTTAAATTAGACATACTACAAAGATCAATATCAGAATTATTAATAACAAAATTACTAATTTTCTCAAATATTGTCTTACCGTAAGTTGTTGGTCTACTACTTAATGTACCAACAATAGATCCAACAACCCCGTCAAAGAGTTCATCATAGTCGTTTAAGAAGTTTTGGAACCTGTAACTCTTTAATGTTTCAGCATAATCAAAATTTTCATTAACTTTATATAAGTCATTATTCTCCGCTGAACTACTTACAAAGAATGTATATAAACCAGTAAGTGTTCCAGTTGGAAACTTACCACTAACAGAAAGGTAATTAGTACCTATATTGGTAGGAGTATAATTTATATATGCAAAAGAACTTAAATATGTAGAACTTAAAGATGAACTATAAGGGTATTTATCAGTACTAACACTACTTAAATATGTAGAACTAGATGCAGATAGACCAGAGTTTGTTGCGACGGTAGCATCGAATGAATAAGTACTACCGGCAGCATAATCTGTACTATTAAAGTAAAACTGTGGGTAATACTTAAGTATATTACCGTCAGAGTCAGCAGCAGAAGCAAATACTTGGAATTTATCTCCTTGCTTTTTGTACTTCGGCATTGACATACCTTGTAATCCAGTACTTGTAAAAACTATCTGAGAAGCTTCCTGAGTGAGAGGTGTAACATTAAGAGTTGCAATATTACTCTCCATAAAATTCATTTCTGAAAGATTAATATTAGTATCTATGTCATTAATGAAAAAATCTGGTAGTGAGTGTCTTGATGTATCTAAAGCTGCAATAACTTTACAAGTAGATGGTAGATCATCATAATAGTATACCGATGTCTCTCCCTTCGCATACATTAACTCTGCTCCTGAAGTACTAGGAGTAATATGTTTATTACCCTTTATATCATTGCATAAAATATTATCACCACTAAGAACACAATATACTGGATCTAAATTAAGAGTTATTTTATTACTACGTACAAATTTATTATATCTTGTATAAAAAGATCTAAAAGGTAATAAGAACGCATATTTATACGTTTCATCATATGGTTTACTATTGCTCCCACTTGCAGTGAAATAAATTGTATTACCTGATGGATTATAGTCTTGCCAACTAACACGCGCGTTTACTGTAATTTTGTTACTCTGATCTAGAACCCCGGCTTTAATCGCCTTGGCGCTTATATTATCAGCTAGAGTCAATCTTGTACGTTCGTAGTTAGTTACACTTACTGTTTGAGTTAGTGAGTTAAGAAATGCATCTCCATTCTCATCATACAAGAACAGATTAACAGTATAATTACCCGGGTGTTTATAAGTATGAGTAGGTTGTAGAGGAGTATCAGCGCTTAATGTATTCCCATCTCCAAAATCCCATACTACCTTTACTTGACTCAGACGAGTATAGAAATACTGCGCCATGTCTCCAGTAACAATAGGGGTAAATGTGAAATCGGTCAACTTAGTATAACCACTAAGAGCCGATGGAGTTACTGTCAATGGTATAGTAACCCTATTTATACAACCTGAATTTTGACTAGATGTAGACATTAATATTCAATTACTGTTTTTGATTTAGCTACTGATTCAACTATAATTTTATCTTTTAACGCTTCAAAATCTTCTATATAAGGTATTTGGAAATATTTTAAGTTAAGATTGGAATCTATAATTTTTAAATCTCTACCATTATAAATTGGATTGTACACAGCTAGATTAATACCATTTCTACTTATACCTGTATCTTCTCTATATGTATATAAACTCTCTACACCCTCTAAGCTTGCAATATCAGAGTTTAAGGTTTGTATATCTATAGTTTTACCTAGTTTAGCAGTGTCGAAATAATTCTTAAGTATTGTAGCAACTTTATTCTTTATAGTATTATCATTAATAATAACATTATTATTTCTCTGAATTACTAACTTAGTATAATCTGTATATTCTAATATATTCGG